TTATATGAGCTTGCTAAGTTCTACCCAGAAGCTCACCTGCCCCGGCATGCCGACTCTTGCCAGGCTGTTTGTCATGCGGATGCGTCCGTTGCGGACCGTGCCGTCCCAGGTGTAATATACGCCGCTTCGCTTTCCTATGCTCGCCCCCTTTTCGGTGCCATAGACAGGAGTGTTGTTAAGCGTGTACTTTGTGCCTGCTGACGGTGTGACCGAGGTATTGCCGGCAGTGTTCCCTGCATTACCAAGACCGATTTCACTAAGTGGCACCCAGAAGCTCACCTGTCTCGGCACTCCGACTTTATTAATGGAATTGGTCAGTCTGACTCGTCCATTGCGCACTGTGCCGTCCCACAGGTAGTATATGCCGCTTCTGGTACCATAAGCACTCAATGCCGACTCTGATGAATAAGCATGTACGTTTCTTAATTCCACCTTCAAACCTGCCTTAATGCCTGATGAAGTCGCTTCTTTCCTATCAGTTTCCGTGTCAGTTTCCATGTCATTCTCAAATTCAATGCCACAGTAGATAAACCCGACAAGTTGTCTGTCAGGTGAATATGTATATCCTGATGCTTTCGTTAATGTTGAGAGATAGAACTCTTTACCTCCGTAAGCGCTCTGAGACACAATAATATCTCCATTCGCCTTGATTTCTTCAACTACAGCAACATGCCCTGCTCCGTCTGCACTGTTATGCATGCTGCCTGCACGCCAGCAGACCACTGCGCCAGGCTTAGGTGTACTGCCAACCTGCAGGCCCTGTGTCTTTGCTGTATCAAACCAGTCTTCTGCATTGCATGCCGGAAGCTTCCAGTCGGCTTTGTTCTCACCTCTGATTTCAAGCAGGCGGCCCTGTGCATAGCCTACGCAGTTTGGCAGAACGAACCCGGACTGTCTGTCAATCATGACACAGGTGTTGTATCCTCCTTTCAGGTAATGTATGAATCTTTTATCCGTCCTTGACGGTGCGGTTAATCTTGGTGTGTATCTCATTCCTGTTCCTCCTTGTTATCGTTATTTTCTGTACCCGGAAGTTCCACTTTTGCTTCCGCATATGACTTGATATTTTTTACCAATGGAATTAAAAAAGCCGGAATTGCTATTCCGACATCAATCAAATTCTCCAATATGCTTATCAGCTCGTTACACACTATCCATATTGCAACGATGCACGCCACAAGAAACGTGAACGGAAGCTGATATCCCAATGTGCTCACTGCATACTTTATAAGGCAGTCAATCATTGCGCCCACAACAACAAGAATCCACATTGCAACTTTCTTGGTTATGCCTCGTATGCTCTTGTATGAGCTTATTGTTCCATCCGCCCTGTGCGATGCTGCCATAAGCCCTGTTATGTAATCAGTGATATTGCATGCCACCATAAGCAGCACAGGCACATATAGAATTCCTAACATTGATGACAGCACACTTCCAATCGTGGTAATTAAGACCTTTAAAAAATTTTCCTTCATTTTCCTGATTCCTTTCATCTTTTATTTTGTAATGTTACATGTAAATTAATAAACCTGTTATTCACCCTCTTTCTGATGTAAATAATAATTTACCGCGAAAACTGCTATGGATAGGAAATGCAAAAGCTGAAAGCTTAATTTACTTCGACACAACTCAATACACCCAATATGAAATAATAGTCAATACAGGATTCCCACTCAGGGGAATGGCTGTCCCTGTTGCAGGGATTCCCCATGGTGGTGATAAATTACTTAATTGTATCGGTTCAGCAGCACTTTGGACATGCAATAATTACATTACATCACAGACAATAGCTGTTTGTGATGTGTATGACGACCATATATACGTACAATCAATAATTGATTATGCCTCTGATAATAACCAGTATGAAGAGCAGAGAGCTATTATTACTGTTTATGGGCTGACATAATTTCAATTTCTTTTTACCCATGCATAAGGTTCGGTTGTACTAATGGAATAGATGCCGCCTGGCTTCGATAGCGCTATCACTACGAGATTGTACCCGAAGACCATGCAACTATTGCCTTGAGATGGAGTGTTATCACTATCCCATTCTATGTAACCCATGAACGGTTGTTTTTTGCTCAAATTTAATATACCTGAGTTATCATAATTAGACAGATTAAAGAAATTCAACTTCGAGGTTAAATTATTATTTGCCTCTTTTATCGCGTCTGCATTCGTCTTGATGCCCTGCTCGATATGGTTCATGCTATCTGGTGTAAATTCATCGCCGTATTTCCATGTTTTCGGTTCATAATCACTCATGCTTTTCCCTCACTTTCTTTTTCTGCTGACTTTTCCTCGGCGGCTTTTTTTAGCTGCGCTGCACGTTCAAGCTCTGCTGCTTCTCGTGTAACTGTGGCATCCGCTTCCTTTTCCGCCTGCGCTGCTAAGTCCTTCAAGACCAGTGACTTGACTTCTATATCAATCGGTGACTGATTGATATAAGTTGCCAACCCGTTTCTAAACTTCCTTATGTCATAATTGCTCACGCTACCCCTCCTTCCTTTTCAAGCTCGTTTACACGGGCTTTAAGCTTCTGGATTTGCCATACACAGAGGGCTATTAACTCTTGCTTATTAACTCCAAGTTTATCCTCGTTGATATGGTCAAATAATGCCATGTCTGCCTCGATTCCTGCTTCTGTAATCGCTTTCTCAATGTCTTGTGCGATGAAGCCCAGGTGTCTTTGGGTTTCCACGTATTCTGTGCCTTTGTTATAATAAAATGCAGATGGCTTTAGACTATTAAAAAGTTCTTCCATGTGTTCTTCATCGTCCAGGCTTTTGATTGTGTTCTTGTATCGTGCATCTGATGTATTATTAGCGGCAATGCATATCTTGTACCAGTCCGACGATGCAGTGTATTCGTCAAAATGTGTTACCCATGTTCCGCTCACGCCTAAACCGTTAGAGTAGAATCGGCGTATACCATCTGCCCAGTATTGCATTATCTCACCTCTGTTATTAACTTGGTAAGCCGGCTTGTCTGCTGAACATTCACCTATTACCCACAGTCCCGCTTCATTCATTACAATGTTGTTTGCCCCTATTGCAATGGCTCCGCCGTCCATTGTACACGCTTCAAGTCGCCGCCCTTTAATGCTTCCGGTAGTAATATTATCGGCATTAATGACAGTTTGTCCGCTTTCCTTCAAAGACGAGATTGTCACTAATCCAGTCAAGTCAATGCGCTCCGTAACCAGTTCATAGAGCCTGTCAGTTAATACCATATTTGATTCACTATCGCCACTCTTAATCAGCCAGCTGAATTTTTTATCTGTCTGTTCGGCTAAAGATTTCAGTTCAGCAAGCATTGTTATACATTCATAATCCTTGAACCAATCCTCATACGAGCCATCATCTGCACAGCAGTAATATACATAACCTGTTACTACGTCTAAGTACGTCCTTCCCCTATACTGATTGATGTTTTCATAGCCTGCATCCCATGGTGTCCCATAGCCGCTGTAATCAATCTGATGCCAATACCTGCTGTAGTTCCACTTGCTCGTTGATGACGCTACTGTTGTCTTGATTCCCTCTGCGCTTTCGCTTATCGCTAAGTTCATCTGCGTAGTGGTTGAATAGTTATTAAGGGCTGACTTCTCCGCATAGCTCTTGCTTATCTCTGTCTTGATTCCCTCTGCATTTTCGCTTATCGCTAAGTTCATCTGCGTAGTGGTTGAATAGTTATTAAGGGCTGACTTCTCCGCATAGCTCTTGCTTATCTCTGTCTTGATTCCCTCTGCATTTTCGCTTATCGCTAAGTTCATCTGCGTAGTGGTTGAGTAGTCGTTAAGAGCCTTCTGCGTTGCGTAAGTTTTGCTGAACTCTCTTGATAGCCCCTCCACCGAATAATTGATGCTTGCCTGTGCATCGACCTTGGTGATATAGTCTGCTCCAACCTTTGTCTCGAACTTTGACAAGTCAGCAGATATGCCATCAACCGTCACTTTGTATTCGGCAAGCTTCTTATTGACCCAAGAAAACTCGGTATCGCCTACATCATTGAATCCCCATGTATCTCCGTTTTTTACAAACCTGTAGGTCTTCCCGGCAGCTTCATCAAACACCAATGCCCTGTTATGTTTGCGGTAGCTCTCATCTGTGTATGTAAAGCGAAGTCCCGCAGCCAGCTTATCACCTGTCTTAGGTCCTGATGTCCAGTTATATGCCGGGTAACTGTTAAGCACAGGCTGACCTCTTATGGTGTACACCTCATTTGCCCCATCTAAAGCCTCATTGATTTCACTTATCTGTGCCGTAAGTCCTGCTGCCGTCTTCTCAATGCTGTTCCTGAAGCTGCTGACATCATCCTTAGTGGTGTACACCTTGGATATTTCCTCTTTAATTCCGTTCGCTGTCCTGGACACAAGAGTCTTCGCCGCTACCTGCGTGATATACTCATTTGAGATTTTGACTGAAAGCTCCTCCATACTTTCGGTAATGCCCTGTGCTGTTACGTTAAGGTCTGTTATCTGCTTCTGCAACACAGAGTACTCCGTGTTTCCCAGCGGTTCCCATATCCATATATCATCTTTCTTGATGAAACGATACGTGGTTGCTGTAGCTTCATCGAAGAACAATGTTCTTTGGTGTTTGCGATACACTGCATCTGTGTATGTAAACCTTAAGCCCTCAGCCAGCTTATCACCTATCTTCGGCCCCGATGTCCAGTTGTACGCCGGGTAATTATCAAGCGTAGGCAGACCTCGGCCGTTAATCACTTCTATCTGGCCGTCTATCTCCGACTGCAGATTCCGGAGCTTTACATCGAAATCAGAAGCTGTTGCTGTGATTTCATTTTTTAGTCCCTTTTCCACATCAGTTATTGTGTTTTTTGTCTCCTCAATGGTGCGGCTTAAAATGTTGGCTTTGCCACGCAGCTGGATGAGCTGTGACTCAATTCCTGTATCTGATTCGAGGTATTCATTTCCCCCTGCTGTGAGCGTATCGAAAAGAAGTCCGCTGGTTGTTCTCTGCAAAACATAAAAAATGTTCCCATCATAGGAACACATTGAGCCCAGCTTAATCTCAGGAAGATATTTGACTTTTATACTGCATGGTACATATTGCACATCTTTAATCTTGTCATATAACCGGCTGGCTACGAGACTAAGTTCATCTGTCGAGTATCCATATACCAAAATATTTCCCTGCACAACATATTTATTTGTTGAGCCAATGGACACACCTGCATCACCATCCTCCTGACGAATCACAAGACCGCCGATAGCTGCTGTTGAATATGATTTGGCTTCATATGCTGCCGGTCCATATGTCACGCTTTTAGCTATCTGCACTGCTGACTTTCCAAGGCTCACCCATTCCATCGAATATGTGTCTGCTGCATGAGCAAACACACCGTTGAGCTGACCTATATAAAACAGCATCTCCATTCCATTAAGCGTTGAAGGATTCACTGTTTTCTGAATCATAATTTCATCATTAACCAGCTTGATATCTGCTGTCTCTATTCCCACATGCTCACATAAGCTTTTTCTTAGGCTCTTAAGCTTAATAGGCCAGCTAAGCGACACATACCAATCCGAAACATCCCTATCAAAATCTTTTATGGAATCATATGCTGTAATAGTGACTATTGACGAATTGGATTTTGTAGATGAATATGTCACTTTATATGTACCAATCAATACATTCTCTGTATCTGTTCCAAATTTTACGGAAATCATTTTTCCAGTCAGATTCAGATTTTCAAATGTCTTAAACTGTATCTTTGCGCTGTTTACCTCTCCAAAGTTAAGCTGCCCTGTGCACAAATAATCCTGTTTCTTTAATGAATCTGGCACAACATACTTTGATATTTCTGTTGTGCCGTCAAAAAACATCAGCTTTTTTATACAATCATCTGTGTATATGCTCATTATAGTGCCACCCTCTTTCGGTTTAACTTAACCTTATGCTCATTAAGCAGTGCATTTCCGGCCGGAAATCTGTATGATCCCGGTGTAATTCCCTCTTTACACGTAAATATGCCCTGCTTATATGTTCCTGCCCTGAAATCATAGTATTCTACATTCATTTCTTCTGAAAACAGACCAGCAACTTTTTCATATTCACTTTCATACATTTTTCTAAAAGTAAACTCAATCGTCATATCCGAATTCGGAGCATAAATCACATGTCGGTTATATTCTGTATCATAATAGTCACTGACGATAATGGGCTTATCCACAGGTTTATAGCTGTCCTCCACGATAAAGTCATTCGGAATAGTAACTCCATTTATTTTTAATAAATATCCGTTATACATGTTCCTCCTATCCAAATGCAGGTCTGCGCGTCTGCTCCTTGTATTCTTCAGCACTTCGTTTTACGGATGAAAATATTTCATCTTTATCAACAGTCGCTGTAAGCTGTAAATCAGATATTTCAGTGACCATATATTCCGCCAAATTCTGCATTTTTGCCATAAGCTCATCAAATCTGCCATTCATGTTAGTTTTATCTGTATCAACTGACAGCTTCCCGCCTGTGGATGATATATCAAGAGACTTCATGTCAAAGCTTGTCATAACTGTATCTCCAAGCTCCCCCATCGCTTTTTCTACAGGGGACATGTTTCCTTCGATACCAACAGCCACTCCAGGCGGAATCCAATGTCCTATGTCATCCCTCATAAGCTTTGACGGAGAACCTATTCTAAAGAAATCTTTAACTGCGTTATATATGGAACTTGCTGCACTCTTGGCTGCATCCACAACAGCACTGACAGCACTTATGATGCCGTTTTTAATTCCTTCAAGAATGTTAGAACCGACTTCATTCCAGTCAACATTGGTAAATGCTTCTATTATCTGTTTTATAATTTGCCCAAGCGATTCAAGCAGAGAAGGAATACAGTTTATAATACCTGTTATTATCGCCCCTAAGATTTTGATACCCGATTCCATAATCTGAGGTAAATGCTCAACTATCGTAGTCAGCAGCCGGGTTATAACCTTTGTGATCGCTTCTACAACATTCGGAATCGCATTCACTATACCATTAACCAATTCCAAAATCAGGGCTATTCCCTTATCAAGTATATCCGGCAGGCTTTCTAATATCCTTCCGGCAAGCGCTGCCATAACATCTCCTGCCGATGTTATAATATATGGTATAGCCTCACCAATTCCCTTTGAAAGCTCTGAAACAATCTCTATTCCTTTTTCAAGAATATCCGGAAGATTGTCTAAAACACAATCCGTTAACGAATTAAGTACACCTTCTATAGCAGTAATGATATCCGGTACAGCAGTGCCAATCCCACCTGCCATGCTTGATATGATTTTCATGCCGCTATCAAGTACCTGCGGAAGCATGTCTATAATCTTCTGTATAAAAGCAGTAACCACATCGCCAGCCATTATAATAACATCAGGCAATTTACTTCCGATTCCACTTATGAGATTTGTGGCAAGTTCTCCACCTTTCTCAATTACAACAGGTAGATTTTCTCCCATAAAATCAAGACTTGCATTGAGCATTTCACCAATAGCTTCAATGAACTGTGGTGAACTCTCCATAATTCCATTGACAAGATTAGTTGCTATCTCAATACCTTTATCAAGCAGCTGTGGAAGCGCACTGGTTATAGCCTGAGCCAGTGACGCAACAAAATTTTCGTCCGTGCCAAGTATCTCTCCTGCTGCCAAGTCCATATTATCCTTGATATCACTTATCAGCGCTTTCGCAGTTCCAACCCAATCAAATTCCAATAAAGACTTGCCAAACTCCGTAAGCAGATTCCATGCGCTTTCCATCAGATACGGAGCCATTGAAACTATCGAAGATGCAAGCTGCGAAACTATGTCTGCACCCATCTTGGCAATTTTACTAATGCCTTTTTTCCCCATATTCATTGCCTGAAGCACAGAACTTAAAACTCCCTGAACAAGTTCAGGAAGCCCATTTAACAAATTTCCAACCATTGGAATCAGATTACCTGAAACAAATGTAAACACAGAGTCACTCAATGCCTGCAATGATGGGCCAATATCATCCCCCAGTGCAAGCTTAGCAAGCAAATTCTGAACTGCTGACTTCATCGATGCCAGTGAACCTGAAAAAGTTGTTGCCGCTTCCTTCGCTGTCGTTCCTGTTATTCCAAGCTGATCCTGAATCACATGAATCGCACTATATACATCCGCAAGATTGTCAAGGTTGTACTCAATGCCGCTTATCTTAGATGCATCCTCAAGAAGTCTTTGCATCTCCTCTTTTGTACCGCCATATCCAAGCTTAAGGTTATCAAGCATTGTATAATTCTGCTTTGCAAATCCTTGATATGCATTCTGAATTGATGCCATCTCGGTACCCATCTTATTGGCATTATCTGCCATGTCAATTACAGCCTGATTTGCAGCCGTTGTGAGAGCCTCCATGTCATCTCCGGTGCTCTGTTTTAAGGAAGCGGCAAATCCTGTTACAGTCTGCATATAATCATTGGCTGAAAGTCCTGCGGTCTTATATGCCTGGTCTGCATATGCAAGCATAGTCTCTTCTGAGGTTTTAAGTTTTTCATATTCTCCGCTTATCTCCTCGACAGATTTTCCTACCTGTGCGGCATACTCTTCTATACTGTTACCGCCGGTTCCAAATAATGTCTCTATACCACCAATGCTCTGCTCCAAATCAGCCCCAAGCGATAAAGCTTTCTTCACTGCTGCCCCAATTCCTGCTGCCGCTATCAATCCTTTAATTTTGCTTATAAAGCTGTTCCCTGCCGCTTCTCCTGCTGCATCTCCGGCAGATGAAGCTTCGCCGCCTAGAGCCTGAGTAATTGAACCCTTAATTCCATTAGCACTAGGAACAATCTGTACATATGCTTTTGCTAATTCAGTTGCCATTTCTATCTTCCCCCTACAATACGCTGTCTTGCCTTTTCAAACTCTTCAGCACTGTCGTATGATTTTATATTATTATCCTTCTCAATTCCGACAAGTTTAGCAAAGATTGACACAGGACGGTTCGAACCATTCTGTGCATCCTTGGTTTTACTCCATACAAGCACTGACAACCGGTCTACTGCTGCTGCCAATAGTAACGTGTTTATTGGTTGTTTTATCCCCGCCTTTTTCATTTTGATTCTGCTGTCATCCCTAAGCCCTATCGCTAAAACCGCCACCTTTTCAGGTGGCAGCAATTTAAAATCATATAGGTTATAAGTCTCTGCAAAATCACAAATCAGAGCATTTTTATCCAATCTGATATATTCAGCGAGGACAATCAGTTTTTTATTCTATTGTCAGATGTAAGAATGTCACTGATTTCACGAAACATTTTTGTCATGTCTACCCTTCCACTCCCATTCACACAATGTTTCTTAAGCGTTTCATACTGCTCCATGCTTAATAATCTCTTAGCGACACGGACATAACGCTGTGGATTATTTTCTATTCCATCAAGGTCTTCAAGCAGTTCCCAGTCATTCAAAGCTGCTTCATCCACTGAAAATTCAAAACCGGTCTTTGTTGCACCTTTCATCATTCCTCTCCTCCATTCTGAATAAGATACTCATAATGTGTATTTCCTGAACTGTCTCTATGCGCTGTTATTGTAGTTTCATAACCTATCGGTGTATCACCCTTATAGGTAATGTCGCCAACTTCACTCACTGCCGCATCGGGTATTACAATTCTTTTCAGAACGTCACCCTTTAATATCATATCCACGACAAATGCACAGCTTGCCTGTTCCTTGCTGTTGGCTATCACTGTTATTCCTGACGCAAGTGTACCTGTTACATTGTCATCGCCATATACAGACTTAAGAACTTCTACATTCAACGCCTCTATAAGCGTATACTTAAAAGTGTCCGGTTTCTCTGTCTGGATAGTTGCTACAACATCACCGCCCCACGCTTTGATATTCTCACTCTCCGGTGAATTAGAATTGACAATTCCATCTTCACTCACATACCCAAGAGATTTAAAAGCTACGTCAAGCTTAGACTTTGCATCAGTCGGCAATGCTGTTCCAAGAGGAGCCCTGTATATTGCTCCTCCGACTTTTGGTTTTCCTGTTGTTACATTTTCTGTCTGCATGTTCTACCTCCTAAAAATATGTTATGTCATACACCGCCTGATAGCGGTATTTTTTCTTTGCTGTGTCAGTAAAATTATAATCACTGTTAAGCTCAGCACTGGATACATCCGGCAGTATTGTTATGTTATCCATCGCACATTTAACAAGCTCATTGAGTGATGCCGCTTCGTACATAGACTCAGCATATGACTGTATAGCAATCGTTGCTTTATTAATAAAATTTTCTCTTGAACCACCTGTTTTTTCAATCAGGACATATCTATCCGGAGCATCTGACGATAACTCTGCAACAACTTTAACATTAATCTGTTTTGATAGATATTCTATTATGGTTGTCTCAATCATTCAGTCACCTCAACGCCTTTAAAATTGTATTAGTTCTAAGATTATCAGAATGTGAATGTATGCTTTCTGTTTCTATTGTTACATTGCATCTTGACATGCCGACATGCTGCGTTGAAGTACAGCCCTCAAGTCTTGCAAGCACTTCATCCGCTCTTCCCTGAAGCATATTCATCATCTCCTGTGATTTAAGCCACTGCTTGATGTTATCCCTGTTAAGTTTCACGCTTACTTTAGCCATACAGCTCCACCGTCACTTTCTTATGCCATTCGCCGGGTATCAGCTCCTCAATACCTTCAACCGGATATCCAATGCTCTTCCAAGTCTTATCAAAGAACTTAACCGTACAGTCATTCCAGTCATGTGTATCACCTTTAGGAATTGCAAGTGTATATACTGCTTTCTTCCCTGTAAGATCAGTTGTCGAAATTACATCCGTTGAGCTTGCCGGAGCAACAAGTACATTCTCAACATCTATATAATCTGTTGCATACAGCGGATGCCCAAATGCATCACTGCCTGTCTGCTCCTTAATCTGAAGCTGTATTGTTATGCCCTTCAACACCATATAAATCAATCACTCCTATCCTCTGCCGCTTCAACCCCAGCCTGGCAAGTTCAGATTTCTTGATGAAAAGTCCACCACCCGGAACAAGATATGTACCTGATACCGTATATCCAAGCGCCGACTGTGACATCTGTGATAGTGGCTCAGAATTTGTTGAAGTCATAAGCGTTCTGGCTACAACATCAACGGTTACGCTTTTTACAACACTTGCATAAGCACTGTCAGCTTCCACCAAAACATCAAGATTCTTACCGGCTCTTGAAGCCTCTACTCTCAGGCTGTCCGATACAACCTTTAACAGTGCATCCGCTCTCTTTTCCTCACTTGGAGTCATGACACGCCATAATATTGTCATATCCTCCAATGTCGCAAATGTCATTTTCTTTCTCCACCGCCCTTCTTCTCAACTTCCTTGCGCTTGGGCTGTGTGGCTGTCTTAGTATCTTCCACAACCCAGTCACCGCCTGAAATAACACAAGCGGTCTCTATGACCGCCTGCGTTTTAATATTTCTGTATCTCATCACTCAGCCTTCTTAATCCTCGCAAAGGAATCCGCATCGAGAATACCCCAGCCAAGATATACCTCTGCACGGATATAGACCTGTCCATGTCCCTTAAGGTCATTTCCGGAATTATCAGGATCACCATACTCGATAACCTCAAGTTTAATGTTCTTGGCATATCCCCAGCGGAACATGTTCTCAAAGTCTCCCACAATTCCCTCATCCTTCTCACCTGTCGACACAGTCTTGTTAATTTCAAGTGTCTGCGCACCTAATGTTGAAGGTTTTCCGCCAAAACGGAATTCAGGATATCTCTGCTCTCCATTAGTATTCTTAAGCTTAGAAAGCCCTGTTCTGGCTGCCGGTGAAATAGCAATACCTGTTACATCACGCTCAGAGCCCTCGACAAGTGCAATGGCAGCATCGATATTGTCATCGATTGCCGCCTCAGCATACTCAACCGTCTGTGTAACCTTGGAATCAAAGTTGTTTGTCCCGATTACGCTCGACGCTGTTCCAGTTCTAGGATTAACGCCATGCATTGCTGCAATGTCAAGGCCCTTAGCAACCTTCTTTGCAAAACCCTCATTGAATGCCTTAAGAATCTCAATTTTCTCCTCCTCGGTAGAATATAAGAACTCATCGGATACTCTCGCACCATACTCAAACTTAATAGGTATGATAGTAACCGGCGCGAGTGAAATTCCACCCTCCGACTTTGCTCCGCCCTCAGCCACAATGTCAATCTCCTTGTCCATCGTGAATGTGAACTCCTTCTGACCATTGAACGGAATAGGCTGCTGCTTTGATAAGACAGCTAGTGAGGACTTGCCTCTTACCTTGCTGATTAAATCTGTGACCAACTGCGGATCAAATAAATTACCTCTTGTCGTTGCCATGCTGTAATCCTCTCTTTCTATTCATTTCGTGTTAATCCGGCAGCAAGCTTTTTATATGCTGCTGCCTGTGTGTTTGCCGCATGCTCAGAATCGGCAAGCGGCGGTACCTGAATGCCACCACATAAAGACTTAAGTGCCTGTGCACTCTGTCTTATGCTCTCCTCATCTTCTCCCTGAATAAACTTGATGGCATCATAGGATAAACCTGTCTCATGGGCTATTCGTGTTTTTACCGAGTCCGTCTCGTAAGCCTTAAGCCTGGCATCCCTTTCCGCTATCTGCTTGTCATAACCGGCAAGCTTCTCATTTGCGTCTGTAATTGACTTATTGAGCTCGCCTATCTTTGTCTCATACTCCTTAGACTTGATAGCAAAATCATCAGGTGATAGATAACCGCTGTATTTCTTCTCCTGCGTTTCTCTTTCTCTCTTAAGTCTCTCTCCTATTGCCGCGTCAAACTGCTCCTGTGTTTCAATAGGTGTAAATTCTCCCATACTGCTCCTTTCCCCACTTACCCGGTGGTATCGGTTCTTTATACTAAAAAACCACCCTCTCAGGTGGTTAATAGCCAATTAATAACTGACTCTCTGTTTCCTTTTTTCCTTACTCTCGCTACACTTCCAGTACGCAAGTATGACACTGTCTAAGAGTGCCACTTCTATATCATCCCTAAGCGACTTGTAGCCAAATCCGCCGTTGGTTCCTATTGCCCTTTTTTCACAGTTACTTACAGACTGCACGAGTGACGGTTGTCCCATGTGCCTTATGTTCTGATTGAATAAGCCCTGCTCAAATGCCGCATTGGCAGCTATAATCTCTTTGACAGTCGGAAACACCGGAGCTTTTAATTTGTTCTCCTTCATAGCTTCTGCTAGAAGCTGCTGACCATTTGCGCCGTCAGCAACAACTGCCCTGATATCTGCTTTTACCAGAAAATCAATTATCCATGCAAGACCTGCCCTTACCTCACGGCAGTCTACCGACTCAACAAACACTTTATCGCCGCCTGTCTTTACCGCAACAGATAATGCCACATTAGTTCCGTCATGTCCGAACTTAATTCCGACAAATAGCTTTCCCTTAAGCTTCGGAAGCTGTCCAACCTGCATTGTCTCCCATTCTGCCTTGCTGATTGCGGATTTCTGATTGTACTTAATCCACAATCCCAGACGCTGAATATTAAAATCTATCTCATCTGTGCCTATCTCATCCATGACTGAACGCTCCGTAAACACCGTTCCAAGTGATGGATTTGTCTGATACCACAAATCGCGGTTATGAACATCGGATTGCTCCGGCACCGACCATTCCGCCCAGCCTGTGTTATAGGTTTCTCCGGCAAGTGTCTTCTGCCGGAGTTTTGTGAACACAGTGCCAGAACTTACAGGTGTTGGCGGTGTACCACAGAACAGCGTCTGCGGATTTTTACTGTCTGTCACAACATACTTTAGAGCTGATTCCTGATCATCTGTATACTCCTGAGCCTCATCGATTATAAGCAGGTCAAAGCCTTCACCCAGTCCGCCTTTAGATGAACGTGTACGAAAATCACAGGTTCCTCCACTGCCATCAAGCATAAGAATCTTTTCAAGACCAAGCTGTTTTGTTGCAATGTAATGCTTATCATAGCTCTCGTCCTTCTTTTTTCTGACAACCTCTGTATATCCCATATCATCAAGGAATTTTTTTAGTCTCAGAAATGCCGAATGGCTCGTTGTAGTTCTATGTGCCGTATGTAAGATATGTTCCCCCTTTGTCAGACCATATTCTTCTCTCATTGCGACAATCTCATTCTTGCCGTTTCTTCTTGGCACAGAATACCCAAACTTTGTATGTATCCATAGCCCCTCCCCATTAACTGCCAGTATGTCACTCATTAACAGCTGCTGCCATTCCTGAGCTTTTCTTCCTGTTTCTTCATAAAGTGCAACTGCATCATCACCATAAGTTTCATAATAAGGCAGGACAACGGACTGAGTAGGTGTCTGGCAGCCTTTTCTAGCTTCGTTATCCATGCTACGCCTCCCATTTTACATAAATAATGTAGCTATACTTGCAGCTCCCGGAATGCTTCTTGCTATTTTCTGCATTGTACCGTTGTCTTTCAGATAATGAATTCCATCCGGTGTTATACGTGCCTTTGAAATATCAACATTCACCACATCACCACCCCAGGCGTAAGAAAACTTGATATTCTCAATCAGCTTATCCTCCGTCATATGCTCCAGAACATAATAAAAATATTCTTCGTCTATCGGTATTTCATCCGTTAAAGGCTGTAGGTACTGCTCAGGTGCAATCCCTGTTTTTTTCTTCAACCATTTATACAGATAAACTAATATATGACACACAATTACATCATAATCATCTTTAGCCATATTGTTCCTTTCTGTTGCACCGGTGCAACTTTGGCATGAAAAAACCACCTTTGCAGGTGGCTTATTCAAATCTATAAATTCGTTTCAATCTCTTTGCTCATAGCTTGAAGCATTTCTTCATTTTCCATATCAATGAAAAACAAATCTCCATCTTCCGAATTATTTTTCCTATATTCTTCGACATTTTCGGAATACTCAATCACCAAAGCATTAAGCTCATCACCAAGCGCAACAACATGAAAGACTACTCCATTCTCCAGCAAATAACAGTCTTCATCATTTATTCTGACACTCTCATATTTTTCTGAAAGTTTAGTTTTTATAAATTTAAGTCTTTCCAACAGCTCAGTCCCTATCATCTATCTCAATTCCCTCCATGTTATACCTTCTCTTTCCTTTTATGGAATCCGACATCTTATAATATTCACCACCATGATGGCTATTAGCTGCCGGGTGATACTGTATATACTTATCACCACCAAAAACAGTTCTAAATCCTCCACCCTCCTCAAATGTCTTTCCCTTCAAAGAACCTTGTCCTAATGGCATTACTATATACCCTGCATTTTCAAGTGCTCTTTTTAATCCGCCTGGAGTATATGCCTGAAGCAAAGCAGGATGTGTAAATATCTGATACGCAAACCCTGTCTTATCCTCCATTTTCTTCTCACGCTCTATAGGTGTGGTCTTTTCATTACCTAATTCTTTTTCTCTTGAATGTATTTTATCACTTTCATCTTTAGTTTTCCACTGTTTTGAATGTACATTCTGAACCTTTCCACTTCCGGGGTCATAATCAACCGTACACCTGCACCTCTGATGTCTGCGGTATACATCAGGAGGTACATCAGGATATGTATATTTTCCCGCAAGCCTTGCACACCACTCACAGCAGCCTCCGGACAGTTTTCTTACAATCCTTGGTGTTAATCCGGATTTTCCATGAAATTCTGAATTGACTCTTATAGAATCATCTACAACACTTTGTGAAAAGTTCCTGACAGGCTCATCAAGAAGCCATTTGACATTTTCAAACAGTTCGCTTGAAATTCTATTGATAATTCCATCTATCCTGTCACTATTAAGCTCCGGCCTGATTGCATTTATACCAATGCCTGCCGCCTCATTAAGAGACTTTTGCACCTGCATTGATGTATTAGCTATCAGATTGTAATTATCATTCATTGTCGGCTCTATGATACGCTTAGCGATATTATAATACATCTGTCCATCCGGAAGAATGTCAGACGTAATATTATGTTTATATACGGACGCAAGAATTTTTCCAAGCTCTACCGCATATTCATTAGCTTCAGCATATGTTGCTGTTCCTGCATTCACTTTTTCAAGAATCGAAGCAATCTTCCTGCTATTTGTACAAGCTTCATTGAAATCCCTTCGTATCGCTTCAAGCAGTTCCGGCGCAACATCATCCATTTGCTTCACCACCTGTCCTTACTGATAACTTACTTGCATTTATCCCTGTAAGATTTCTTAAATTGTCTGTGCTAAAGTATCCCGGTACAGCCTGATTAATTTTAATAGCGCCATCACCAATGCTTGACAGCATAGCCGCATCCGGCTCAAATATCGGTTCCCATACTGGCTTGGTAAGATAAAGCTGTGAACGCTGATACCTGAAATCATCCCTCATACAAGCTGCCAGATATCCCACATTTAAGAAGCCGCTTCCAAATGTTCGTTGAGCTTTGCGTGCAAGCAGTCTTAGATTTTCATGTGATGCCTTTATCGCCTCGGCACTGGACGGATTGTCGGAAACAAAACCTAAATCATCCATTGTAAGCCCTGTCTCGCCTGCAAAGAGAGCCGCGAACATTCTTAACTGCTCTATATACGGTGTCATACTCTGCTGTGTGAACTGTCCCACCTTCGGCACATCTCCATCATCATCCTTCCCGAAGTTTAATAAACTGCTCATTGTAGCTTTCCACTTGTCAACCTCTGTATCATCGCTCAGACCGAGTATGTACTTCTGCGGAAATGAGTAAAATTCAGCAGACACTTCAGAACGTCTGAGCGTCCTCAGTGCTGCCTGCATAATTCGCATACACGCACGGCTTATACGTGAGTGCCCGAATGGTCTTGATGCATCCGGCCTGTAAATGATTGGAACCAACAGCGGATAGTCTACTCTTGTTAGTCTGACATCCGTCCTGACAACTCCCTTTGTTATATACTCCGTTTTGCCAGGAGTGAAATAGGCTTCAATCAGCACATTATCATTGTCATCCCTTGATAAAACCGCATACCCCTCAGAAAGCAGCCCTGTTATCGGGTCAATGCTCCCTGTCGCATTGGCTCCATCAATCACCTGCAGGCGTGGAAAACCATCTCCATCAGGTGAGATGTAAATAAAACAGCATGATGATATCAGTGCCGACAGAACTGCATTGTCAAAAAGCACATCCGGATTATTCATTGAAAAAATCTGCTGTATATCAAAATTATCATCCTCAAAGCCATTGAATATAAGTCTGTCTGCAAGGCTGTCAACCGCCTTTCCGCACCACCCAAGTGTTTCCGTAAGCCATCTCATATCCGGCGGTATCATTGTGCTCCTGTCAATGATAGTGTTCTTCATGTCATAGTATTCATACCGCGTCAAAACCCTTGTTCTCTTGCATGCAAGCTTGTTACGCATGTATCCTATTCCCTTAAGCTGTGCCATCTTGCACCCCTTTCCGTTTCTCAGCGAGAAATATTCACAGTGACGGCGTGAACCTCTTTCATGCACGCTCCGGGGGTGGTATGCCCCCTCAAGCTATGAACCTCTGTAATTAGCCCAATCAGTGGACTGCGGCAAAACCCTGTTGCTCAACACTTCCATTCTATTACTGTCTGCCGTGCCTCTGGACTCAATCAGCTTGTCTGACTTCTGCCGATTGCAGGTCCAGTGAGCAAGCTGTAGATTATTTATATCACTCGGATGACCGCCACGGGCTATTGGAATTATATGGTCAATACATGGTGACAGTGGGTGAGGATATTTCTTCGTGAAATCAACAGGATTTCCACAGATTCCGCATACTGTCTGTGTCGCATATATTTTCTTTTTATTCTTTTCAAATACGCCTCTGTGTGCTCCATCCCTGTCTGGTCTTACTGTTTTTGCCATATGTACTCCATTCGAACAGAAAGAGCCCTGGAAAAATAAGTCCCCTACCGGTATATTTCCGACAGGGGACTTATTTTTTTCTCAGCTCTTTATTTGATGATACCATAATATCACATGTGAGTGTGCCATTCCATGCCATCTTTCACTTTTTAACATATTTTTTTAATCTTTTTTATCCTGCTGCCGGGCTTGAACCGGAATATCAAAGTGCTCCAATGCCTGCGAGTGTATTCTATGAATCTGTCTCCAGCTTATGTCAAGGTCAAGGCATATATCATCCCATCTCTTTAACAGAATATATCTGTGCACAAGCACGTTCTTCTCGTCCGGGTCATCCAGACGCTCTATCGCATTTTTTATCTCCGTCAATATCTTAAGCTTTTGGTAGCGCTTTTTAAGATAGCGCTTCTTTATCATCTCTTTATGTGCAACATTGTCTGATAAATCTTTATCTGCATGGCTTGCGCTGCCACCCATGCCGCCCATTTCACCTATACTGCATGACGGATAAAAGGACAGCATTATTTCCTTGTACAGAAGCTCCGCCCGCTCTAAATCTTTCTTAGCTTTGCTATACCTCTGTAGATATTCCTTTTTCTTTTCATTATCTTCCTGCCTGCTGCTCGTGTTCAAAATATCCTCTCCTCTCACCGAAAGCCGAATACACATGCGGTATGTCATGTATATTCGGCTGCACTATATTAATTATACTAAGGAACATGTGTTTTGTCTAATGTTTGTACCTGCATGTAAGACATTTATGTTTTCCGTCATTTTTTCTTGGCATACACTCTTCCCTCCATCACGCAAGCTTTTATATAAGCATCTTGCTCAGCATGTATCTCTTTAAATCCCTTATTGTCTCAATTTCCGCTTCTTCCGCATCTATTGCACGCTGAAGATTTGACATGTAATCAACTATGTATCTTTGTGTATCTCTGTTTATATGATATTCAATCTCAAACAGGCTCAATGCCGACATCTGAATATTGATATTGTCACCTACATACTTCCTTAAGAACTCCGGTGCCGCTTTCTCTAATGCTATTAACAAGTATTCCGGAATTATTTCAATCTTGGGGATTATGACTGCATGTTTGCTTTCCAGCTTTGCCATTTCATGCGTCATGAAAAATGAGCCGTTGCGTCTGCGCGCCGCCGATACCTGTATATATATCGTTTTTGCCGGATACAGTCCGCCGTCCGCACGTTCTATTGCCGCTATGTCAGCAAGCACCGTTTTTTTATACTCTAAATCAAGTCCCATGTTCTATCGCCGCCTTCCATCTGCTGACTGCATTCTCCAACTGTCTTTGCGTCTGTGCATCCTGTGAAGACAGCTCCTGCATCGTGCTTATAATTGTTTTCGTTACGCTGTATATTTCCATGTCAAGCCTGCATATATCATCAATCACTTTATCAATATCAGGGCACTCTTCCGGCTCAGATGTGTCCACATACCGTGGGATATTAAGATTATATTCGTTTTTTCCCAGCTCGGACGGTCCTGCAAGATGTGCGTATCTTTCTGAATCCGAACGTTTACGGCATGCATCCAGAATACGGTTTACATGTTTTTCTTCGATGCGGTTTATTCTTCCTGCTTTTGTATAATCTCCCGATGCATCAACAAATAGTATTTTTCCGTCTCCGGCTCCGAACACACAGATGCATGTTGGAATGTCTGTGTTAAGAAACATCTTTGGCGGAAGACCTATAACCGTACAGAATCTGTTGTTTCTGATAAGCTTTTTTCTTATATCCGCTTCCCTGCTGCCACGGAAAAGAACACCGTGTGGAAGAATTGCATACACGCTGCCTCCTTCCTTCAAAAGACTCAGTGAATGTATTATAAATGCATAATCCGAAAACTGCGATGGGGGATAACCATATTCAAGAAAACGCTCATCATCAGGATTGTCCCTGCCTGTCCTTTTAAGAGAATATGGCGGATTTGTCACCACTATGTCCGCCTTGACTTTCGGAACAGCCTGAAGCTTTGAAACCTTTCTGTCATATATGCGGTACACTGCATAAACTTCATTTTTCAACACGTCCTTGTTAACAACAATCGCACGTATTCCCCTTATTGCCAGGTTGAACAATAACAGTGGGATTGCACGCGTGCTAAGCTCCTCACAGTAAAAAGCCGCATCATGATTATGTTCCCACGCCGCTATCGTCAAGCCTCCTGTTCCGGCACATACATCCGCCACACTGTTGTAACTTCCGGCAAGTGAAGGAAGCATTGCCGCAACCTCATGCGGCGTGAAATCCTGCATCATGGCATTGCGGTTGCTGTGCTCCTCCTGAAAATATTTATTGAACCAGTCGTAAGACAGGTCTGTTTCCAGTTCCAGAAACTGTCCAAAAAGCTCTTCACTGTCATTTAACAGCCGCTCCATCATTCTCTCTGGCAGTTCATAGCTTTCCTTTATTCCTAATATCCTGTTAATGTCTTTTGCTTCAATCATTTTATTAACACCCGCTCTGTCTTTACGCCTTCAACAAACCTATGTAAAAGGCAGCCCTTCATCCTCAACACCCATAGGCAGGTTCATGAATCCGTCATCCGGGTCTGCCGGCTGTCTGCCTCCGGACTGTCCTGCTCCTGCCTGTCCTGCTGCCGCACTGCCATAGCCTCTGCCGGCATTGTTACCGGAGCTGTTCCCGGTGCTTTTGCTCTCGCAGAATCCCTGCTCGTCAACTAAGACATCCGTTGTATAGACTTTATGTCCGTCCCTGCTTGTATAGCTTCCTGTCTGAATCCGCCCTGTCACAAGCACCTTGGTTCCCTGATGCAGATACTTCTCGGCAAATTCCGCTCCCTTGCCGAATGCAGCACAGCTTATGAAATCGGCTGTCTGCTCGTTGTTATTCTGCTTCGTGCGCCTGTCCACTGCCAGCGTATATCTGGCAATGAGCAATGATTCTTCTCCTGCACTGCTTCTTATGTCTGGGTCGCGTGTTAAGCGGCCCATTAATATTACTTTGTTCATTAGCGATATTCCTTTCCTGTTCTGAGCATTTTTCTTTGTATGCTTAATCTGATATCTCATCACAATTTTTACCATAGTTCCAATCATCCGAATCGTCATCAAACCAATGGAACGTGCAGACTTTACCTGCCTCAGGTTCTATGTTCTGATAAAACATGCAGCCGTTACATCTGCCCTCTTCTTCATATTCCTGTAATGTCATATTGTCCCGCCCTCCTTCATACTATAAGCTTTTTCCACTTGTCATACACAAGGTTCTTTTCATCCCAGTCCGGGTAGCTGTCCTTTAAATAGGACTTGAATATTTCCAGCATCTCGTCCCTGTTTCCTTTGCTGCCGTTGTCGAGCATCTCATGGTGGTACTGGCAGCCTACTGCTCCGTTCTGTGGGATTCCAAGGCCGCCGTGTGACCTCGGAATGTAATGCATGATGCTAAGAAGGGACTGTCCGTACCATGTCGCACCCTCCATGCGGTAGCCGGCAGCACAGAAGATGCATCTTCCATTATCGCGTGCCTTTATCTGCTCCCTTGACGCTGTACTGAACTCCCTTAGCCTTGCCTGTTTAGACCTCTTCATCTTCGCCTCCGTGTGCCGCCCGGCTTACCAGACTGCTAAGGTTATTTGCCTTGACCATCGCAGTCCCCCAGCAGCCTGCCGTGATCGCTGTCCTTATCTCGTCAAGCAGGGTAAATATTGCGGTTTTCCCTGCGGCAGTTTCAGGCTCCTTATTTTCTGACGGCTCCGGCATGAATTCCGGAAAATCATTCTCTATGTCAGTCTGTCCCGGTATCTGCTCCACTGCTGCCGGCTCTTCCCTTAGGGGATTCAAAGGCTTTTCCGGGCTTTCAACCTTTGCCCTGTGTACCTTTGATTCCTTCTTTGCTTCTTTCTTCACACTGCCGTCCGGTTGCTCCGGTACAACAGGACTGTTTTCGGATTTGACAGGCTCAAGCGGATACGGTTCACCGTAAAGCTCCTGCCATCTCTCGGAAGCCGTCTTTCCTGTGCATTCCTTGAAGCCTGTCACTTTCTCACATGCATCCCTTAACTGCTGCCACGTCACTTCCTCGAACTCTCCCGTCCTTGAATTGACTGCCCTGTTATCTGAACCATCATTGAGTATTAAAAGGATTCTGCCCACTCCGGCAAGGCGCACACTGTACGTCTTCTCGCCTGCAGGAGCCATGATTTCCTGGAAGTGCTTCATATTCACGGAACAGCCGAGTGCATCCTTATGGAGCTGCCCGAACATGCCCGGCTCATCATGCAAGAGCTGCCTTGCAATCCGCTCTATGACAGTTTCCTCTTCCTTCTGGGTGCCGGAGGCTTCTAAGCATACCTCTATGTCACTTATCTTCTTTTCCTCGTCAACCTCATCCTTGATGCTCTGTATCTCCGCCTTCGAGTATGAGGGCGTAAGCACCTCATTGACCGCATCCGGAAGCTGGAGCATCAGCGTAAGCTTGGCATAGCCGAAGCCCTGATAATTTGCCTGCAGGCGCTCTGAGTAGCCTCCCTCTGCGAATTTATCATTGATACTGATGAAACGGCTTACCTGTGTCTTGTCAAGGCTGTACTCTGCCTGTGCGAACTCCGCAACCGTCTTGTAGCCGGATTCCGCAAGCACGTTCGTGTCACGCGCCAACTTCAGCAGGTAGCCTATTCGGACAAAGCCCTCCGCCGTCTTCTGCAGCTCATTGTCAAGCTCCGCTTTATATTCCCTGTATGTCTTCTGATATGTTATTACGTCCATCAAAACACCTCTCCCATTCTGTCTTTATCGTGTTTTTTAATATCCTGCTGCCTCCATGAAGTCCTCCATGAGTCCTTCAAGCACCCTTGTGTTGTTCTTTTCCTGAAGCTCCCTGATGTTCTCCTCCCTTTTCTGCTTGGAAGCCGCCGCCAGCTCATGGTCCTCACGGCTCATGCGCTTTCTGATTTCTCCCTGCCATTCACGCAGGAACGGCTTGACCTCATCAATCTCCGGCTCCTCGTCATGCATTCCGCGGTGCTGCCTTATCGTGCCGCCCGGCTCGACCTCGATTGTGTAGTACGGCTTGTCCGGCTCAGATGCTTTTCGCAGAAAACATATGTACGTCTCACGCTGTGCTATGCGGTCAAAATATCTGTCACTCGAACCGGCACAGTGGTTAAGCTCCCTGCCTTCCTGTACAATCTCAATGTTCTTTCTCGGAACGATAATCATGTACCTGTCATTGCTGTATTCAAGCTTTCCGGCAATCTCGCCCAGGACCTTCTCAGCCTCCGGGTATCTCTCCGAGTACTCTTCAGCCTTAAGTTCAGCTTCACGAAGCTTGATTTCCTCTACCGCTTCATCATGTCTCCTCTTAAGCTCCCTCGGTCTGTATATCATCTCGTCAGAGGTATCCTTCTTAAGCCTTGCGCACATGTCCATATAGTCCTCATACTGGTTTATGACGCTGCGGATATTCAGTTTCTTGTACTGCTCCCGCCTCTGCCTCTCGATATAATTCATTGCCTGCTCCGGCGAAAACCTGGTTTTAATCCATGCCATCTTAACCGGCCAGAGTTCATTAACTTCAAGCCAGGCAAGCACCTTATCGGAAAGCTTTGTCCTGTTCCTATCGCTCCACTGCAACCATGCAAGCATGAGTCCGCCGCCGTTTCTGTCCCTCAGACGGTTAATTAACTGTCTGTCACCTAATCTGAATGTGTCTTCTATGTCCGTACCCTTGATGTTCAGGCATCCACAATAACATCCTATGCAAGAAAACTTCCCGCTCTCCTCGCTTAGAAGCCTGTAAAAACGACCCCTGTACAGCATTTCCATAAGCGAATGCATATTCTTATCGAAACACGTCATGAGCTTATTGTATTCCAGTTTAAGTCCTGCTGACGCAAACTCCGTGAACAGGCCCGACCACATCTGTGCTTTCGTACCTGATAAGGCTTCTGATATCCCTGACGGATACATGTACTGCCGTGAGGATATTCTGTGATTATGAGGATTGCTTTTATTATCAAAGAATTCTCCATACTGCCTATAGTAAATATTCTTGTGACCAACAGCAGCCTCACCGCGTCCTGAAAGAATCCTGATTTTCTCATTAACTGAAATATCCTTACGTTTATCCGTAATAAGAATGTGTCCGTCACATACTCTTATGGCTGACATTGTATCATCAACAGGCTGGACTATTATAAAATCGCCGTAGGCAAACATATCCCTGCGTCTCTTTTTAAGCCTTATGCTGCTTCCGCAGTGAGGACATGCAACCATGTCATTGTTGCGTGCCGGCTTTCCGTCAGCAGACTTCAATGTACTTAATGCGGTCTCCTTATGGCATACTGTGCATATATACACTCCTGCTTTTTCTGTCCTGAGCGCATATTCCTCTCCCAGGATAGTATTATAAAGCCACTCATGTATGCCATCAGGCAACGGCGGTATCCTGCTCATTGTTGCACTGACTCTTTCACACCGCCTTTGCTCTGTGCTCTCCCTTCGTTCACACGCCCAGTCATATTCTGTTTTACTGATGATGGCAAAAACTGTGCTGTCATCATAATAAGTGTGGGGCTGCTTCAGGAACCGCTCCCTTAAGAATGCCACGTCTGCCGGCGATGCCCTGAAGTTTTTAAGGTTGCGTTTGTCATAGCAGCTGTACATCCACTGTGTCTCAACGTCATAACTCCACTCAATTTTTCTCATGCTCCATTCACCGCTCACGTGCAGGGTGGCATACTCCTTATGTGCAATATCAACACAATGCCGGGTCTTGAGTATCCCGTCACAGAAGATATTGAGGACTATTATGCCCTCAATATCCTGCACAATCGTCCACCAGCCCTTTTTCCTGCATTTGGGCGGCGGAGTCTGCTCAACAAGCTTTCTTCTCATAGACTTCCTCCTCCAGCTTCCGCAATGCATTAAGTGTATAACTGCGCCCTGCCTGCTCTGCCGTTACCACAAAGAGCTTGGCTCCGGTTATGACTCCGTTCTGTTCTGCTATGAGCCCTAGAATGCTTCCTTCAACGCCTGTCACAACCGGGTGCTCTCCCCTTGCGATGGCAATACAGCCTGTCCCATTGGCTTGTGCCCAGTCGCGGGCTACTGTCACGCCGCTCCGGGACTGCTCCCACTTTTCTCTTGCCGGATGGCTTATAATATATTTCATGCCCTCCGTGGCAAATTTAAGCGGTGTGAGCTCCTCCACAAGTGTTATCTTAGTGCAGGCAATTCTCTCTCCATCGTCCTCGTCAATGTCTCCTGCTGCCTCGACAATGAAGAAACGGTTGGAGCCATCAAGTGCATAGTATGCCAGGCACTCAAACGGATTCTCACAGCAGTGGAAACCACAGGAAGCCGTCTTGCTCGCATCAACCTCCTTGGTTTCACCCGGCATAAAACAGCAGGTCTCCTCTTCACCATTGCCAAAGCGTGATATCAGCTCCCTGGTAAAGCCCTTATAAGCTCTCATGTGTTCTCCTCCCCAAGGTAGTACCTTTCGGCAATCGCACGTCTGGTCTTCTTGTCAGGGATGCCGATTGCAAATTCATGATTGCCGATTATGCCTTTTATTGTTGTCTTCTCGACAATCCTCTTATCAACCACTGCCCTGTGCTTATAACCCGAATCGGCGGTAAGTGCTATGTAGCCTGCAAGCTCCCTGCCCTTCTTACGCACTGCTTCCGCGAATGTCGTTGACTCCGTGCACATGGTATTAAGCTCGTCCACCCAGTCACTTAATACTCCGGTAAGCTTCAAGTCATCCTTTTCAATCTTCAGCTTTCCCAGTGCCGCAAGGAGCGGTGTGGTGAGCCCGTCAAGATGCCCCTCAATGAAGTCCTGTGCATCCTCCTTGTCAATTCCGTTCTCCCTAGCAATCTCCATGACTGCCTCATCGTCTCCCTCAGCTTTCTGGGCTGCTGCCGCCCTGTTAATCTCCTCCGCTGAGTCAAATTCTCCAAATTTGTCAAACATGTGTTCTCGCCTTCCTTTCCACCTCACATTTAAGCCATGAGCCATATTCACCCTCTACCTTTGTGAAGGTTAATTTATGCACTTCTAATTCTCCCCTCAGCTTCTCCCACATCGCACTGTTCGCCACGTTCTTGCCCCTTCTCGTCTTCCAGCCGTTCTCCGCCCAGTCTTCAAGCCAGCCATTGTCTATTGCAGACGAGATATATGTGGAATCCGTGTATACCATGACCTTGCACGGCTCTCTCAGTCTCTTAAGTGCATCAAGCAGTGCTGTAAGCTCAGCCGCATTCGAGGTTGAGTTCTCTATCCTGTACACTCTCCCCATTGTTGCCGGTCCCTTAGGTGTCTGTGCTTCAAGAAGATACCCTGCGGCTCCATCAGATGCCCTTATGCCTTTAATCTCCGCCTGAATAAAAATCTTTACTTCCTGCATTCTTACCCTCCTCTCTCAATCCGATATTCTGTGTATCTGTAATAGCTCATTCCTGTGTAGCGGTTCACTCCGCACACGATTGAGTCCTTGTCTATGTAGTAGCCCGGTGTCGGCTTCGGTCCGTTCTCCACCAGCTCCTTAAGCGTCCACCGGCGGTACTCCCTGCGCTCAGGCTGGGGACGGATGAGGTTTCTGGAGGTTGAATAGCTCACAAGCTTCTTACGCTCATCCTCTGTGAACATCGAAAGCTGTCCCTCTATCTCCTCAGTCGGCTGCTTGACTATGTATTCTGCCAGGTCTGCATATCCGCCGGATTCGTAGAGCAGTTCATAATTGATTCTTCCATGCGTCCACATCTTCTGTAACAGCTTCACGGTGTCAACCCCTTCTATACTGTTTACCAGAATGTGCAGATGCACGCCGCCCCTTGCGCCTATCTCTAAGCGCTTGATGTATTTGAACACGGCACCATACTTTTTATATATGCCCCTGCATGACTTTAAAAAATCATCCACATTCTTTCTCACCTGTTCAAGCGGAGGACGGATTCCTCTGGGATACTTCGCCGTACACCACAGGTCATTCTCATTAAAGTTCGCTTTAATCAGCCTGCGTACCGTGTTCTCCCTGTTCGCCTGGTTCTGCTTCTTAATCTGCTCAGGGGATGCTCTCTTACGTTTTCCCCTCTTCTCCCCCCTGGCTCCATACCTGCCTGCATACTTAAACTCATATTCTATGGATCCATAGAATCTCCATGTATCTTTCCAGTACAATGCATCACCCTCCTGTCATAACTTTAATATACTTAGATTGTTATGAAAACGCGGTCAAAGCCGCATTTTCATTGACTTTTTCGGGCATATGTGATACACTGTTTTTGTCGGTATTGGTATCACGTATACCTTGGAGCAATGTTTCTTTTATGAAGCATTGTTCCTTTTATTTTGTTCTGAAATAGCTCCGGGGCAGATATGTATTAAAATCATGTATCTGTGTCGGATTGCCCCTGCGGTTTTCTTCTATCTCCTGCTTCATGGCTTTTTCCGCAACATATAAGACAGCCTGCTTATCGAACAGCCCCGTAAGTTTTTCATCATCCTCACCCACTTCATAGCTTCCAAACAGCTCTGTAAGCTTGTCCTCCGGCAGCTCGACATACAACGCCACAGCATGGACACGGTGATACAGATTGATTGCACGCACATACTCATGCCTGTAGCACAGCTCCCTGAACTTATCCGCTGAACCACGCATCTTGTTCATGATTTCTTCTTCAGTCATCCTGCTGCCTCCTTTTCAAAATAATCAAGCCACTCATGGACTCTCTCTATGTACTCGTTGTCCTCATAATCCGGATTGCCTGAGTTATACTGCTTCAAAGCCCTGTCAATGCTCCCATCATTCTCCTTAAGAAATCCGAGCAGAATGATAATGCCCAGCTCCACATTCTCTATAGGCTCGTCCACGTTCAAGCCGGTCTCGGATATCAGCTCTCCATACCACTTAGGCTGTATCTGCATAAGCCCTATGGCATCGCCATTATCGCCTGACGTGTCCGGTCTGCCGGAGCTCTCCGTCATTATCACCGCCAGCACCAGTTCATAGGACAGTTCGTACTTCTTGGCAAGAGCAAAAACACCGTGCTGAAGCTCGTCCGAAAGCGGAATGTCATATGTGTGTTGCTCCGGTGCAACTTCCTCTGTCAGCCTGTCCGAAGCTGTCACTGGCTCATCCGGAACCATTCCGGACCGGCACATATCAGATACCTTATGCGGTTCATTTCCTGCCATAACCGTTCCGTTTTCAGACGAAACCGTTCCAATATCATAGGGAACCGTTTCAACCGGCATTATGTACGGTTCCGGCTGTGCCATGATACGGTAACAGCATCCGGCACCTGCTGCCATGGCAGATGCCGTGAGTGCTGTCAGCTTGATAAAATTAAACACCCTGTACATCCTCATTTGTTCCGCTCCACGGCGGCAGCCAAGTGTATCGCCTGTGCTATGGCTCTCGCCTTTGCCTTGCCTCTTATGACACGGCCAAGGTTAGCCGCATTGTATCCGATATCCTCGAACTTATCATGTGATGACAGCTCACAGCTGATGCCCATCTGTGGTATGGCGCAGAATCCGCCATTTGCATGACCTCCGAAAATAACAAGGTAGCTTAAGCCGTCAATGTCAAGTGACATCTCGTTAATCTCATCATTGATTCTCTTTACATCTTCTATCTTCCAGTTACTCATAAACCGCACCTCCGCTCATTAATGCTATCTCCGTTGCATATGTTATCAGTCTCTTCACCGCTGACCTGCGTGGCAGCCTGTAATATGCGTCCGGGTACTTCTGCGCCGGAAGAATATTTCCGCACATAAGTGCCTCTAATTCTTCCAGCGTGCTTATCTCTCCTGTCCAGCCCATATGTACCTCCTATGCTCCTGCTGCCATGCCACGTATCCTAATGACTGCTTCACTTAACTGCTCTATGGTCATGCCCTGCCTCCGAGCCAATGCCGCGGGACTTATGTTATAAGTCCAGGTTGAGGACATCTTAATGGCATCACCGATATCAAGCTTTCCCTGCTGTAGCCCTATCCGTACAAACTGGGGACTACAGCCCATTATCATTGCTGCTTCCGACGTTTTAATTTTTAATGTTTCCACTATGTTCCTCCTCACGCTGTCTTAACTTCAATCCCCTTGGCCATCTGCAATCCTATAAGGATACCTCTGACCTCTCGCTTCTCCGCTGGCTCAAGATTCTTTATTAACGTCATGAACTCAGTAGCATCATCTGTCTGCTCCTTAATGAAATCAGCTCCGGACTGCACGATAGTTTCTCTCTCATTATTATCTGCTACCATATCTTTTTTCACCTCCTTCTATGTTTCGTATGGTTACATCATAGTCACTTTAATTGATTTTGTCAATACTTTTTTGTCACTTTACGAAACTTTTTCCATTGACTAATTTAAAAGTATGTGCTATTCTCAATTACGAAAGGCAGGTGATAATTAATGACCCAAGGAGAACGAATCAAAGAAATAAGAAAAGATTTGAATTTAACTCTTGAAAAATTCGGTGAAAAAGTCGGTGTCACTAAACAAACTGTAAGCCGTATAGAAAACGGCATAAACAATCTCACCGACCAGATGGTTAAATCAATCTGTCGCGAATACAACGTGAATTACGATTATTTAATGTATGGTACTGGTGAGAAGTTCAGCGATTTGCCGGAAACCATTCTGGAAGAGCTGTGCACTCAATATGATCTTGATGAGCTCGACAAGCAGATAATAGATATTTACATATCACTCCCTAAGCAGTTAAGGGATTCTGTGAAAGAACATATTAAGAAAGCATATTTTAACGATGGCAATAAGAAGAACTCTACAAGTGAGAAGTCGATTCAGATTCGTGCGGCACACATGAACCCAGGAGCTACGAAGGAGCAGATTGCTGCTGATGATGCTCTGATGGAGGGTGATGATTTTTAATCATGCGAGGTACATATTATGAGAGCAAAAGTTAAGAAACCAAAGAAAAAGCCTAATGCAAAAGTTATTATAGGTGCTATCGGTGCTGTTTGTGTAATAGGAGCTATCGGAAATCTTGTAGATGGTAATAGCAGCTCAGAACAGGCATCAACTACAGCTTACGAAGTGACATCCGAATCCGCTTTTGATTTCATTGAGGAAACTTCAAGCATTAAAGTCGTTGAAAATGAAACTACTGAGAAAGCCACCACAACTGAAGCAGCTCCGGAAACGTCAACCACAGTTGAAACTTCTGCTGAAACAACCACCGCAGATCCAACTAACACCGAAGTGGCATCACTTGAAACAACCTCAGAAGAAAACTCCACTAGCGAGTCCACTTCTCTTGTGGAAACAACTGCTCAAGTGGTAGCTGAATCAACAACAGAAATCACCACAACAACTGAAGCTATAACAGAGCCTCCTGCTACCGAACCCGCAACTACCACTAATGTGGGTGATGAATTAGTATGGGTATCAGAAACCGGAAAGAAATATCATTCCAAAAATAACTGCTATCCTATTAATCCTGATAATGCCAGACAGGTAACAAAGAATGAGGCTGTTAATGAGTTAGGACTTGAACCATGCGGAAAATGTTATAAATAATCACGAATTGAGATGAATGCATGAACTACGAAGACTTATTAAAAGAATACGCTGACAAAGATTTGATTATAAAAGAAAAGCCGCTGCAATCGAGCAACGGCAGGATTTATAATAACAGAATCGCAATCCGGCATGGCTTGTCCTCTGTAGATAAGACTTGCACTCTGGCAGAGGAGCTTGGTCACTACTACACAACTGCCGGAGACATCATAAATCAAGAGAACACTGGCAACCGCAAGCAGGAGCACCGGGCAAGGATGTGGGCTTATGAAAAGCTTCTTCCCTTACAGCTCTTTGTGCTCGCTTTCAAGCATGGATGTCACGGCATACATGAGACTGCTGAGTTTCTGGAAGTTTCCGAGGATTTCTTGATGGAATGTGTAAAAGCTTATTATAATAAATATGGGACTTTCCTTGAATTTAAGGATTATCTATTTATGTTCTCGGAAACTGGTCTTAACATATCAAAAACAATTATATAAAAAAGAAGCCCACCTGTTCCCCAACAGACGAGCTTCTAAGGGATGTGATACACACCCAATTTACCAAAATCAGTATATCACACCCCTTTGTTAAATGCACCTATTTTTTAACGGAAGGAGTGTTTTTTATTATGAAACTTGCAAATGGAATGGGCAGTGTATATAAATTATCCGGTAAAAGGCGAAAACCATGGATTGTACGGAAAACAAAGAGCTGGAGCATTGACATGAACACCGGAAAAAGTAAACAGGAATACATAACTATAGGTTACTATGCAACACGTCAGGAAGCCTTAACTGCCCTGATAAATTATAATGAAAATCCATACGATATTGATACCTCCAGAATAACATTCAGTGAGGTATATGAACGTTGGAGCAAAGAGCATTTTTCTACAATAGTTCCAAGTGCACAGCGTACATGGACAAGTGCCTATAACCACTCTGCTCCGCTTCATGACATGCGTATGCGTGACATCCGTCCTAACCATCTGGAAGGAACAATCTCTGATGCCGAGGTTGGCAGCTCTACCAAGCAGAGAATGAAATCATTATATAATATGCTATATAAATATTGTTTAAAATACGATATTGTAGATAAAGACTACGCTGCTCTGTGTGATTCAGTTAAGCACGAAGGAACTAAGATTGTACGTATTCCATATTCTGATGATGAGATGCAGACGCTTTGGAGCAATCTGGCTTTTCCTTTTGTTGACATGGTTCTTATAGGCATATACAGCGGATGGCGTCCTCAGGAGCTTGCCATACTACAGATAGCTGACGTTAATATCGAATCATGGACTTTCACCGGCGGTCTTAAAACCGATGCCGGGCGTAACCGTACTGTCCCAATTCATCCATACATCCGTAAGCTTGTTAAAAAGAATTATGATAAAGCTCTTGCCATGAAGAGTGCTTATCTCTTCAACGATGAAAACGGTCAGCAAGGTACTCATCTGACTTATGATAAGTACCGTGGACGCTTTAATAAAATCAATCTCCGCTTTGGCATGAGCCACAAGCCACATGATACACGCCACACATTTATAACATTTGCCAAAGCTGCCGGAGTTGATGAATATATCCTGAAGCTTATTGTCGGACATGAAATAGACGATATAACTGAGAAAGTATACACCCACCGAACTATTGAACAGTTACAGGAAGAATTGATGAAAATTAAGTAATATTGTAAAAAGAGGGATACGTACACAAATGTGATATGTATCCCTCTTTTTGTTAGAAATTTGTTAGTTACGTGTGTTAGTTACCTGTTAGTTATCTGTTAGTTACATGCCTTTTTCTGTAGGTTTTCACACTGTCCTAAAGTCTTTAAAAACAGATAATA